GTATGGCTGAGGAAGTACTACCCATCCAAGAAAGGTGGGAGACTTGAAAAGCCTGATCACGCTCCAACTGATTCTCCTCGAAGAACTGGGGAGAAGATGCGACACAAGCACCACTCTCGACATGAAATTGATCGAGAGACGTTTCGAACACGAGGGGTTATCGTTTCTTGCGATTACCCTTCCGAGCTTCTGTCAGGACTTCGAAAGAAGTCTTGATCAGGGCTACGTGGACGACGTTGCATTCGGCAGTTTTGCTCGATGCAAAGGTCTCCCTCGATTTCTCGAAGGTTTCCTTCGTCTTGTGTTCGATTCAAGAAGCGGTCTGCTTCTCGATGAGCCCAACTTGGACGCTATTCGCGCCGTTCGTCAGGTAACTCTGATGTTCGGTAAGATAAAGCGGGACTGCACGCCCAAAAGGCAAAGTGCAGCGCTCAAGCGCTACATCGAGTGCGAAGAGGACGTACGTTCTGCGGAGACAACCCTAGTTAACTCTGAAGTTAATTACCTCAGTGATTTCACTAGGATCTCCCAGCTGTTGTGGCGTGACTTCCTTTGCTCTGTAGATACGAGTATCTACAACAATGGCGTCATTCCCAAACATGGTCCTGGGGCCACCGCTGATAAGCTTCGCGGCAACGCGAAGTACAATCAGCTCACGTGGACCCGACGACTCGAAGAGGTCTTCCCGCATTGGGAATATCTCATCCCGTCGTATTCCTTTCTTGATAGGACGGACAACGTTGCAGTCCTCGAACCTTCGTGCGAGAAACCCACCAGGGTTATTCTCGTACGTAAAACGCTCAAAACTCCACGAATCATCGCCATCGAACCCACTTGTATGCAGTACATGCAGCAAGGGGTTCTCGCGACCATCGTGGACGAGATACCGCGCTTTGACAACACGCGGCATTTCGTCAGTTTCGAATTTCAAGAGCCAAACCAAAGGCTCGCGAAAGAGGGTTCCCTCACGGGAGCTCTCGCCACACTTGATTTGAGTGAGGCTTCGGATCGAGTTGCGAATCAGCATGTACGTCTCCTGTTAAGTAGAAACAGAGTCCTTCGGGACGCTGTTGACGCTTGTAGGAGCCGGAAGGCTGATGTTCCTGGATACGGTGTTATACCGTTGTCCAAGTTCGCGTCTATGGGTTCGGCACTCTGTTTTCCCTTTGAGGCATTGGTGTTTTGCACCATAGTCTTTATGGGGATTGAAGAGTGTCTAGCTAAACCGCTCACCATGCGGGACATTCAGTCCATGTATGGTAAGGTGCGCGTCTACGGGGATGATATCATTGTTCCCGTAGAATTTGTGCTCTCTGTCATCAGCAAGCTCGAAGCTTTTGGGCTAAGAGTCAATACCAAAAAGTCTTTCTGGACCGGAAGGTTCAGAGAGTCTTGCGGTAAAGAGTATTACGCCGGTGAGGATGTTTCCATCGCTCGCCAACGTGATATCTTGCCTAGTGGCAGACGGGACGTAGAAGAGTTGGTGTCTGCTGTGTCTCTCCGAAATCAGCTTTTTAAGCTGGGATACGAAGATGCAGTAGAATTCCTGGACCGTGAGATTGGGGAGATCATCCCCTTCCCTTACGTTACAGAAACGTCAACTCTTTTGGGCCGTCTCACACATACTCATTTTGAGCATGTTCTCGAACTCCCTAGCCAGGAGACTCGATGGGACGATCAGCTGCAGATCCCCCTTGTCAGGGGAGCTGTAGTGAAGTCCGTAACTCCAGCGTCAAAACTGGATGATTACGGAGCCCTTATGAAGTGCCTCTTGAAGCAAGGGACAGAACCCTTTGCAGATAGGGATCACCTTCTGCGTTCCGGGCGTGCCGTATCGCCTCGCATCAAAATACGGTGGGCTCCTCC